TTTTTTTTTTCAAGCAGAAGACGGCATACGAGATAGGAGTCCGTCTCGTGGGCTCGGAGATGTGTATAAGAGACAGCGCCTGCTCCGACCCGGAGACCTGTATTGTCGCATCGAATATTTCACTTGCGTTATACGGTCGTGTGCGGGTCTGTGCAAACGCCGACCGGGCGTCTGCTCCTTCAAGTCCTTTGTCGGATATAATCTCAACCCGGGCAGAACTTGAGTGAGCCGCTGTTCCTGTGCTGTTATAGTCTCTCGTAACTGTGACATTGCTACCCGTTCTCGCTGTAGCCAGCATTATCTCCTCATCGATCCTTAGAAGGATCGGGAAGTTCGATGCAATCGGCCACCGGGCAGCTCCGTTGTTGACAAACATCGTAACACTACCGCCATCGCTCGCCATAGCGGCAGACAGTGTGTCGTTCATACCACGCAGAGCGTCTTCGAGCCATTCGTGTTTGATATTACTTACTGGCGCACGGTTCATCAGAGCGAACAACGGTGTATCAGTCGGGCTGATCATCGCTATTGTGTCTTCGAGATCCTCCCTTGCCGCTGTACTTTGATCATACGTGCGTGCCAGACCTGCAATCGCCATTTATACTCTCACTCCATTTATGTTATCTTGCGGCCTTGCCAGATGGGGTTTCCGAACTTCCCCGCCCTCCGGAGCCGGCGCTCCCACGTTTTCGCAAACGCAGTGTGTCCGTCTCCTTTGGCATTAGCCTCAATTATTTCCTTTGTAAGTTGATCGTCAATTTCCTTATCTTTCGACTTTCTCGAACTTGAGGCCTTCCGTTTGGAGTCCTCCCCTTTTCGATCAGCCGAAACTACCACTTTCTTACTCACGACCGCCTTAGGTTTGTCTTCGATGAGGTATGGGCGCTCCACGGCTAAGTTCGATAATGCTTCCTCAAGCTCTATCGGATCAACCTCACCGTCCTCTGACAGTTCCAGATCGTCCATTACATTGCTCAACAGAATCACGGCATCTTTGGCGTTCCTGAACCCCATCTGTGTTGCTTTAGTGATGACAGCATTCTCTTTCGCCACCTGTGTGATGCCCAGTTCCAGAACCTCCAGTTGCTCATCCTTTTCCTTGAGTTCTGCCTGTAACCGAGAGACCTCATCCATCTTCGCCCGTTCGGCTTTTTTCCTCGCCTCTTTTTGCTTCGACTCAAGCTCAGCGAGTTTGTCTTTTGCCTTCGTCGCCTCCAGACGGCGTCTCTTGGCCTCCTCCCGCAACTTCTTCACGTATTCCGGAGAGTAGGTTTGTGTCTGCGTTTCGTCAGCGTCACCCTCACTCTCATCCTCATCGTCAGGCTTATCCACCTCGGCATCTATCGCCTCACCGGCTGGGTCATCTTCGGAGTCCTCATCAGAGACATCCTCTGTTTCCACATCAGGCTCGGCGTCTTCTGTCTCATCAACATCCTGATCAGGTTCATCCGTCTCAGGCACATCCTCAGTTTCCGTCTCCACAGGGGCAGGATCATCCTGACCCCCATCTCTCTTGACCACTCTTTTAAGTATCTTTGTCACTGGCGTGTCGCCTTCAGGCTTTGCCATCTTTATCTCCTTTTACTTAGTCTGTAAGTAAGCATATATGTCAAATAAAATAACCACCATCAGGCGGCCATCGCATATTCCATTATCCTCTGATGCGCTACCTCCGGAGGGGCTAACACATCTGTTAAAAAACATAATCCATTCGGGTGATCTACAGGAGCGTTTCTCGGTAAGTAGCACCCCGACCCCAGACCGTCAATGTCTTGTGTCGCCCAGTCATCACAAATATCGGGCTTCGGGTGCGATGCGCTAAGATTCCACTTCACACCATCTACCCACGGCGCCCGCTCTGCTGATAGTATGGAAGCCTCTCGGAACGCATGGTTGATCTCTGTCCTCGCTAGCCTATAGGCGTTATATGAGAGACTCCCTTTCTTTCTCCACGCTTGTTTCCATGAGGGGCTATACAGACTGGACATCCTCTGATCGAATGTTTTGTATGCCTTACCTCGTAACTTCAGAAAGCCCTCCAGTTCCTTAGAGAGCCTGTATGCTGACTTTCCCTGTATTATTCCCTTTGCCACAGTCTTCGCTATGGCGTCCTGTGTGAACTTCCTCAGATCCCATATCCTGTCTGATAACGTCTTCGCCTGCACTAAACGTGACACCGCTGCCCTGACCGCATCGGCGGGCACTGTCGCAAAGATCCTCATCGCCATATCGCTCATCTCTGGCATTACGTCGTTCAGGAACGCTCGACCTGCCAGAACCCGTCCATCAGCAGCATACTTGGCGGAGATTGTCAGGTTCTTCATCATATCGTCACGGATCTGATTGATCACACCATCCATCATTCCCTCGATCTGCGCCTGAACCTCTATCATCTTCGCAACCCTGATGTGTGAATCCATATCGTGTGCCGCTCTCGATAAATACAGGCTGATCTCTTCATGTGCCTCCAGGAGAAGCTGATCCATCACCACCTGTTGACTCTGGAGCAAGGTCAATTCCCTCACCCGGGCGGCTAGTAAGTATACGACATATTTATTCATTATAGCTCAATTCCAGTTGCTCCTGAGTCTCAATAAACGCACCCACCATGGCTCTCGTCAGTTTGGAGACCGCCTCTTCGTCTGTCATCTCGCCCATGGCGTGCATCATCCTGAGAGCACTTATTTCACAGTATTCCTCATCTATATCCGACCCACGAAACGACCGACCTGTGTGGACACACGCAACTCCCGTTGACCCGGAACCCATATATGGATCATATACCACGTCACCAGGCCTGCTACCCATCTCTATCAGATAACTCATCAAAGTCACTGGCTTACACGTCGGATGGTTATTCTTTCTTGGCTTCCTTCCACCATCAGTCGTGCCGAATATCTCTAACGACCCCCACGATCCGTCACAGTTATACATCTGCTTATCTTCCAGACCGTCCAGCCCGGCATTTTTCTCACGCTTGCTCGGCTTCGGAACGATCAGGAATGGGAACGTCCTCAAAACTGAATCGGGGAGGTGCTCCTGTGCCCATTTGTCAAGAGAGAAATAGCGAGAGAATGATCCTGAACTTGCTGCTGATGGATTTAGTATTGGAACTTCCTCACCTGCCCGACATTGGGCTAACCATTGACTTTTAATTAAACCACTTCTTCCCCCAGATTGCCTCTCCACCCCATCATTAAGCACATCGTCTGAAACCAGGAGGTTGGCGGGAAAGCGGCCGTTGTTAGTTCTCTGTACCATATCATCTCTTTTATAAGGCACGTTGTTGGCATTCCAGCCTTTCGCTTGTGACATCCCCCAATACCCATCGCCACCTGTCTTTTCTCCATTAGCGGGAATTTTGCAATCCTCAAGCCACGTCACCCCGCGTCCCGTATCCAGAGCATGAGTAACCGAACTCGTGATGTCTGTATCCTTATATGGTCGAGACCACAGAACCTGCGACCTGTTGACGATCACCTCATCCTGGAGACCCTCCCTGAGTGCCAGCCTCCGTTCGATAACATCGCCATCCTTCAGGGAATAACCCACCTGCTCCAGTTCCTTCGCCCACTTCTCGCTCAGTTTGTCTATATTCCCCTGTCTGCCTTCCTTCGGCTCGATTACACTTTTCCTCTGCGTATACCAGTAATCATACTTTCCCTCCAGTATCCTGTATACATCCGACCGCCTGTGCCTCACCGTGAACGGCTTCTGACACACCAGGATAACTTCAACAGCAGGCTTCGGCTGGAAGCCTGAGTAAGCGCCATCGAGGGACTGGGCTTCTGGGGAGACTGGGAGGGTGATTGGCGCATATCCACTTTCATTATCCATCTGTGACCATTGATATGATGACCCACCTTCATGCTTTCCTTTGTATCGTTCCTCAATAACTTCCCTCTCCATGCCAAGCCTTTCATCCAGCTTCTTCGACACATTCATCGCCTTCGGGAAGCCCGTCGCAAAAGTCCAGTATATTGGCGTAAAGGAGACATCGAATCCCGCCGCTGACAGATTCATCACCATCCGAGCTTGACAGTCCATCCGTGGAATACACATCACAAACATGAAAGATCCGGGCTTCAGAACACGGAAACATTCCCTCCAGTCATCCACCGGCGGGAGAGCCTTATCCCAGTCCTTACCCATGAAGCCGATCCCGTAAGGCGGGTCTGTGACAATCAAGTCATTACTGTCATCTGCCATCTCTGACATTGTGTTGTGACAGTATCCGTGCCACAGAGTATGCTGATCCCACTGTCGGTATATCTTCACTACTCAGTCTCCGTCTCCACTTCCTCTGGTCTCGGCGTGCCGATCAGACCCTCCAGCATACCGCCTTCCTCTAATTGTCTCGTGAGTGCCTCAGCTTCTGCCAACACCCTGTCACCTTCCACACCACCATAGATGTCTTCCGAATCCGCCTCGATCAGTCGCTTCTCGGCGGCGATGTCTTCGATCCCGATCTCCTGCATCGCTGTCGTTCTCGACTTGATCTCCATGTTGATCTGCTTTTCCAGAGTTTCGGTCAACATCTTATCATCAGTAGGTATACCTGACTGGAACCGGATCTCCGTGTCCCAGAATCCGATCTCAGGAGCACCATTCTCGGCAGCAATGGCAAACAACATCCAATTCACCCTCTGGAAGGCGTCCTGCAGGAGCGCCTTCGTCTCATTACATTTATTTTCGAGTGGCTGATAGTGTATTTTCAGAGCGTACCCGGACGGTACACCACTCTCAATCGTTCCTAATGCGATCTGCGGGGTCTGTGTCACCTCGCAGATGGCAGACTTGAGCTCCTTTATGGCGGCAAGGAAGCCCTCGACACTTCCGCCCTCCACCATGATCACCTTCGCATCCTTGTCAGGTAACTCGACAACCGTTCCAGGAGAGACATCATACTTTGTCCCACTCTTTGTCATCGCTCCTGTTATGAATACTCTCTGGAAGGCAGTATAGTCCATCGTGAGCCACATATCGGTGGCGGTCTTCACGAGTAGGTACTGAAGATCCTGCATCACATGGAGGTCGCTTGTGCCAAACTCCGTGTCATCTATCCCATTTTTGATATGAATAATTGGGATGAAACCGTAGGGATTCTCATCCTCCTCTAGCTTCTCCCAGTATTTGTCATCCTCTGTCTGCTCCGCTGTTTCCTTTCCCCCTATTTTCGTCCTCTCGACAAATAGCTGGAACAGCTCAGGATACCACACCTGAGCGAATCGTGTCTCGCCTTCCAGCTCATCGAAGTCGGTATATACGAAAGCGCAGAACTGCAATGACTCGTAGTCGTCAGACTCGTATCGCGGGAAGCAGTCATCGGGCTTCAATACACGGATCTGGAACTTGTCAGTAAACTCACGCTGCTGGGCATCAGCACTCCTGAACATATTGCTAAACTTCTGAAAGAGTCGCTGCATCACGTTCTTTGGCGCTTCATCAAACCAAACCCGGACAAATACGTCACCCTTCTTTGCCATCACACGGATGGCTTTGATCATGTTTCGATACAGGAGACCGTTGTTTCTATATACACCATACAGGAACTCCTCCACACGACTTCGCTCATCCTGACCTGGAAGTGTTCCCGTCTGCTCAAATTCCTCATTGCTCTCCGTCTTGACCTCGATTGACAAAGGCGCACCACAAATATACTGCACCTTCGTGTCAACCACAGGTTTACACATATTGTATTTTGTCGCCAGATCCACCTTTAAGCAGTCTTCGATATGTGCCGGCAGATCCAGAGCATCGAAATTCCCAAAATACATATTGTTATAATCATCGTAGTCAGTCAACCGAGCAGAGGCAAGTTCCGCCTCTATGAACTCGCCAAACTGCTCGTCAGTCAATATCTCAGACATTCAACATCCCTTTTCTGTCCTTTCGCACACAGATAATGGTAGCGGGGGGAGGATTTGAACCTCCGACCTCTGGAGTATGAATCCAGCGGGCTACCAACTGCCCCACCCCGCAATACTTGTCTTCTGGCGAGTCAGGTGGGAGTCGAACCCACACCCCACGGTTTTGGAGACCGCTGCTCTGATCCAATTAAGCTACTGACCCCCAGAATACACGCATCCTGGGGCGTTATTCTTTACAC